AAGATGTGGATACTTCTTTGTTACATGAAGTGCTACACTTCCACCACCAAGGAATGGTTCACAAAACTCCACATAATTATGAAGATCAGGAAGATACTGTCCCATCTTTGTAACAGCACGGGACTTGCCGCCTGGATATCTTAAAGGTGTCTTAAGTGACTTGAATGACGTGTTCATAATCAGGTTGATTGTATTTCAAATATTCCCAGAAAATCATTTTCATTTCTTTCTGGGTCATACCACAATGCTTTGCAGCTGCAGGTAATGTCATTTTAGCATGAAAAAGTCCTTGATTGGATTCTTCAACATTTTGTGGTGTTGTCTTCTTTCTTTCTTCTACAAGAAGAGATGTATCGATTTTATATACCATCAATAAAACCGAGGGGAATCGCTTTGCATTTCAACAACAATACCATCCACAATTCTATCAAAACTTTCTGACATTCTCCGATAACCAGATCCAACATAAATCTGACCTACAAATACAGATACAGTAGCAACACCCCAGAACAGATAATAGAATCTAGACTTTACTTGATGTCTTTGCTTCTTTTTCATCAGAACAAATCCTCTATTGTAAATAAACTATGAAGTTCTAGTCCATTATCTAGCATAGCATCCTTACCACCCTCTTGTCTATCCACAATAGTAACAACACGATTAACCTCATATCCAGCATCACGAAGAACCTTAACTGCTTTGATAGATGAATCACCAGTAGTAACTACATCTTCCAATACAGTAATTTTAGAACCTTTTAATGGCAATGGACCTTCAATCCATGCACCTGTACCATGTCCCTTTGCTTGTTTACGAACAATCAAAGCATCAAGTTTAGTTCTTCTATCAAAATCCAACCAAGAAGTAAATGCAACAGAACTTACTAAAGGATCAGCACCTAAAGTAAGTCCTGCAACTGCCACAGAATATTCTTCAACCAATTCGAGAAGTAAAGTACCAGCAAGCACTAAACCTTCTCCACTAAGAATAACAGGTTTACAGTTTATATAATGCTGACTTTCCTTTCCAGAAGAAAGTTTAAAATCACCTTTACGATAAGACTTCTCTTTCAATAAAGTCAGTAATCGTTGTCTCATTTCATTACTCATTTAAATTCACACTCCTAATCCTAGCAATTGTTTTAGTTGTAGAATATTCTTCCATTCTATCAAAGAAAATTAATTCACCATCATAATAAGATTTTATGGTAGATTTCTCTTTCCAATCAGAACCTACTATGATTATATCAGGTTTAAGCGACTTTATCAACGCCTCAAATTCTGGTTCACTGGAAAAGAATATTACTTCATCAACTGATTTTAAATTCTCAAGAAGAAACTTTCTCTCTTCCTGATTGTGTATAGGTCTACTAGGACCCTTCTTTTCTTTTATACATTCATCAGTATCAATTCCAACATACACATATCCCAAACTCCTTGCATAATTTAAAAGTTCAAGATGTCCCCTATGGAGAATATCAAAAGTTCCATTAACAAAAACTCTTTTCATCAATTGAACTCGCATTCAACCATAATCTCAGTTAAACATGCAAGCATATTAATTTCTTGATCTGCTACAAATGCCATCTGGTACTGGTACTTAGCAATAATAAGGACGGCACCAGGAATGGTATTAGGGACCAAGGATTCGTAAAGAGAATCGTAAATACGACGCAAAAGTACAGAAGTATCATTGTCCAAATTACTGTTGACCCACTTACGTACTTCAGGAAAGTTTTTTGTCTTAAGGTTTTTAATAAGGTCATCGACGGCAACGTCAGAAAACGCGGCTAATATACCACTATCTATCTTACCACTAACTGAATATCTTTGACACTCATTTAGAACTCTTCTCCAATCTGGAAAATGTTTATTGACTAATTCGGCAAGTACTTTCTTATCAGCTTCAATCCGTTCTTCGTCCAGGATGTAGTTAAGTCTAGTGAAAAACGCTGCTGCAACCTCTTGCTTCTCTTTTCCCTTGATGCTAAATTCAACCACAGCACACCTGGAATGGAGTGGTTCGAGTATTTTATTCTTGTAGTTGCAAGTGAAGATGAATCTACAGTTCCCTGCAAATTCTTCGATAAACGCCCGTAAGCAGAGTTGTACGTCATTACTGGTATTATCTGCTTCGTCGATAATGATGATTTTATGTTTCGCTTCCGACGAAAGCGATACGGTGGATGCAAAGTTCTTAGCATTATTACGGACGGTATCAAGGAATCGTCCTTCATCGGATCCGTTGATAACATAATAATCTACCCCCAGTTCTTTACATAGTGCTTTCGCTACTGTTGTCTTACCAACTCCAGGAGGACCAGCAAGTAACATATTCGGTATTTCGCCTTTATTTAGGAAATCACTAAATGTTTTCTTTATATTCGCTGGAAGAATACACTCTTCAATTGTCTGGGGTCGGTATTTTTCGACAAAAAGAAAATCATTCATTTCTACTAAGAATAAATCCCATAATAAAAATTGGTATGGTGGCGACTAAACCACCAAGTAAAATAAACCCGACTTCAGTAATAATATTATCAAGCATTATTCAAAAGTAGAATCAGGTTCAAGAGCAATATAATATGTTAAATTATAATTCTTACTAGTAAATCTGGATAAAAGTTTTTTTGATACAACTACATCATAAGTTCCAGGAAGAATCTTTATATTTTCTACTTTAAAATTAAAACAGAATGAAGATTCTGTGTCACCAACTGCAATAGAAAAATTATTTGATGTGTCATTCTTCTTATCACGAACTAGAATCTTGACTACTCCATCTTCACCTACCAATGATAAATCTGGAAGTTGATAAATTGATGCTGCTCTAAGCAAAGTTACCAACTGATTATATTCAAGTTCAAATGATACATCTTCACTAGGAAGTGTTATTGGTTTGTCTGGTGGCGTAATAATTACATGAGGATCTGCAAAAACATACTTCGTTTTCATCCTACCCTCTTTAATTACCACATAATTATCTGCTGTAAAATTAAGTTCAGGAACAGATGGTTTATGAAGCTCAAGACCAGTTATAAATTGACTAAGATCATAGATACCAAAATCTTTCGGTAATTCCTCATCAATAATTGCTTCAGCAAGAATATTTTTCATCACACTTATTGTGCGAAGTTTATTTCCTGCTTTAAAAAGAATAGACTGATTAATATCCTTAAAATTTTTAAGAATATTTAAAGTCTTGTCACTCAATTTCATAGTTTTTTCACGCAGTTTCATTGTTAGGGCATTTGGGCATCAACAGAAAGTTGTCCTGACGGCATACTAGGGTTACCGTAATGATCATCAAAGTGTAAGAGTAGCATAGCATAATGTATCACCTTTAGCAAGTCTTTTTTATTTCTTCCATCCTTGCTACCATAGCGACTTCCATACTTTAGAATATTTGATTGACAGAACCCAGATGCAAGTGATCTTGCTGCCATTAAATCTATAGTTTGAACATTACGATACTCATGAGTATCCCCCGTATAATGTCCTCTATAAGTATCTGACACATAAGACTCAATATCATTAAGTATCTCCTCTTCATGGTATTTAAAATAATGCGCTGCCATATTTTCCGTTGTTTTAACCTCGTTATTTATCATGTCGTCCAGAGGATCTTGTATGAAAACAATATTTCCATCATCATCTACCATTTCATCTTCTCCATACAATTCATCGTAAAGTAAACTCCAAGAATTAGTCATAGCAGAATAAGAAATTATTGACTAGACTTTCTGCCCTATCCTTACCAAACTTACCAGAAAGATATCCTCCAACTGGATCAAGTTTAGTCATATAGGCATCAAAATCTTTATAAACTCCAATCTCATATCCACTGGGTTTCTCTAATTCTAGCATACCACGATACTTTGTCAAGTATGTCTTAAACATTTCAAGATGCTCATCTACCTCATCCATCTTACAATAAGCAATATAAATGTTTTCGGAAAAATGATTACCAGGTTCAAAGAATCGATAGTCACCTTTACCCTTGGGTAATCCATCTACAGAAAACAAAAAGTTCTCCACAGGATGCTGAAAATCAAATACAACAATAACCTTCTTTTCACTGAATGCCATTAGATCCATTCCAAAACAAGGAAGATTTGCACCTGTTTTAGGATAAATTATATTATTATAAATGCAAGAAGTATCACTCCATATCTCAACTTCTCTTGACTTGATAAAATAATCATGAGTATAGAGATTTGCTATAAGTTTAGTTCCCTTACCTTCCCAATTAGCCCATTCATAATTCCTTATCATCTCTGGGAAAGTATTAAAAAGGGCTTCCTTATAATTTTTCCAAATATTCATTCTTCCTCCTTATCCAAAACAAAATCAACATCTACTTTATCATATAACTCCAAGAAAGATTGTTTAGTCTCATCATCAAATCTATTAACACACACCTCAATTGCTTTCTCCTTCTTACCAAAGATAGCATAGGCACGAATAATATGAACCAAACGACGGGTGCTTATAACCTCCTCTATGCCACCATCATAGAAAGTCTTACGAATGATGTCAGCCCAGTCTACAAGACGCTTGCAGAAGTCTTTATCATTTATACCAACTGCAGATGAAACATTTAAAAGAATCTTCTGCTCGGCAATAGGAGCAGGATAGTCCTGTTCAAATGTTACAGGGAATCTTTCGAGGAAGGCTTCATTAAGCACATTAGTTCCAATAAACCGTCCGTCGTCTGAACCTTTACCTTTAGTGTTTGCTGTTGCAATGACGTTGAATCCTTTTGCTGGTCTGATGAACTTTCCGATTTTTTTAAGGAAAATTCCTCTACCTTCAAGGATCGGTTGGAGACAGAGGATTTTGTTGCTGGCAAGGTCGATCTCGTCAAGGAGCAATACACACCCCCGTTCCAAAGCTTCAATGACTGGGCCGTTGTGCCAGACTGTGGCACCGTCAACAAGGCGAAAACCGCCAATGAGATCATCTTCATCAGTTTCAATAGTAATGTTTACTCTAATAAGTTCTCTTTTGAGCTGGGCACAGGCTTGTTCAACACCAAACGTTTTACCATTGCCTGAAAGTCCAGTAATGAATGTAGGATAAAACAGACCGGCTTTGAGAATGGCCTTAATATCGTTAAAATTACCAAACTTGATAAAGGTACCATCTTTCTCCGGAATAAGGGTTTGCTTTATAGTAGGAAGAACAGCAGGAGCACTAAATGAACGCTCAATCTGTTCTACACTTTCTTTTGTTACTTCAAGATTCCACTTACCTCTTCCAACTTTAAACTCTTCTAAACGACGAGTTACAGTCTGATAATTAATACTGCGAGAAGCACAGAATCCTTTAACATCAGCAGCAGTCAACTCAACACCATAGAGAGACTGTAATTCATTA